GTCTGCACCAACTTTAGTGGCATGCCGAACCGCTTGGGCAACATGTTCGTTGCTACCAAATCCTGAATGCCCTAACACTTTTAAAGAAAGAAGTCTGGCTTTCGGAGCGACTCCTTTACATCTACCTCCGGTACTAGCAATGATGCCAGCAACGTGAGTGCCATGACCCAAGGTGTCATAGAACTCAGAGTCACTAGTGAAGTTGCGATAGTCTGCGCACTCTAGGTGCGAGTGTTGTGCAACGCCGCTATCTATCACGGCTACAGTTACACCTTTACCTTGAGACTTCTGCCATATCTCTGGTATGCCATAGGAAGAAACTCCCCAATCAACACCAGTTGACATGATTGAACTACCGAACTGAACTCGGTATGGCGGCAGGTGAACTAAGCTCACTTGCCTTCCCGTTGTACAAAATCAAAAACGATTTGAAGAACAGGGATGATGATGCTGGTCACTGCTATCCAGGGTATACCCAACGCAGACACATCAGCACCGAGAGCCATCAGCTCTACATCGTCTTCATAATCGAATGAGTCAGCGTCAAACGCTAGCACTCCACCGTCTTCAAACAACGGCAATACAATTCGAGCAACGGCATCAACAATCTGCCATCTCTCTTCCAGAGACATGTCTGTTGACCACGCTTTAGTAAGCTCATAAATCTGTAGAGCCTGGTCACGGTGGCTTAACAACCAACGTGCAATCTTAACTACGGTCGCCATCGTCTTCTCCTTCACTCACGAGTAGGACGGCAATGACGGCATGGCCTGCTATGTCCATCATCGTTCGTCTAATATCAAATGTCCTCAAAGTACCGCCGAGCCTCCGGTATTTTTCTCCAATCCTTGCGAGTTGATATCTCCAAGGTTTAATACCTGTCTCAGCCACACCCTTGGCGTTTGCGAGGGGTTCCTCTACGCAGTTGTAATACCCTCGTTTGCGGCTCAATAGCTGCCAGACGCTAACGCATACACCCCAGTATGGGTCTGCTTGGAGAAGCAGGCTTAGTTCTCCAAGGAGTGTTTCGATACGCGCTTGTGATTCTTCCGAGTTCAGCCCAGAAGGTTGCGTGGTGATGGGGGTCTTCTCTACCGTCAACGTCTTCAAGTCCTTCAGTCCTAGCATGGGCGTATTCCTCCAGTAGTGTGTCAATCAGCGTGTCATTACTCAGGTCGTTCCTCAGTCGTATCACTCCCTGTTCCTCGTTCACGAGATACCATTCCCCCAGGCGGTCTGGCAGAGTCTTCCCCTCCACCAGCTTGATCCGAATCTTGAATCTCACTGGGAAATGTTTCATCAGCCAGCGTCTGACCTTGTCTATAAATTTCCTCTGCAAATCTTGGGGCATCTTGCAACCTCATAATTAAGACCCACTCTTCTCTGTTGCGACGATGCAACACTACAGGCACTTTGCCTCTGGCATCCACAACTGCTTGGGCTAACCAGTTGTAAGGATTACCTTTCTCTGTTCGCTTAACCTCAACATGTATCTCTGTGTGGTCTGTCTTGATGTCGGGTGAGTCTGGCCCACCCGCGAATTGGCAGCCCCTAAAACTATTCACGTTAAAAGTTTCCGACCAAGCTTTTGCCCCAGACCTTTCACCACGCGCGCCCTTGGCACGAGAATCGATTTTTCTTTTTGCCATGTCACCCCTTTAGCCAAGCAAGCTCACCGTAGTTATCTCGATGTTCTACGAGTACCGTACTCACAGAACCAAACTGTTCTTCAACTAATCGTGCAATTGATGTTGCCTTACTTTTGCCAAGCACCTTTTCGTTCTTGCCAATCCAGGTTCCTACTTTGCTGGCAAACCTGAAGTCGGCATTCTCTCCGAGCGTAGGCCAGTACACACGCACTACCCACTTCGTGAGAGTTACCTTGGTTCCGCAATGAATGTCAGACATCGTCAGGTTCCTTTGAGGCAAGCATCATGGTTAAGCAATCGAACACATGGTTCGGGTGGTCATCACAACAATCATTCTTTATGAGGTAGTCGCACAGGCTTTCTTTGCTTTGGATGTCAAGCAAGTCCACAAGCAATCGACCGTGGCTATCTCTCCACCACTCATGACTATCTAGGTACAACCTTCCGTGATCAGCATGCACCTCCACCCAATCCACAATCGCCTGCTGGCAATCAGGCGTATGGTTCTTTGTGCCAATAGGCACTGCGTAAACATTTACGTTGGCTGAAATAGCTGGCACGTTTGTCCTTATGATGAAAGTGTCAGGCCGTGTGACCCGTATGACTTGGGCAGTCAGGGGTTTCTTTTTGACCACGTTAAGTTTCGTTCTCGTTCTTTCATGTAAAATTCCGGTATAGGTTCTGGGTCTACTCCTAGATGCTTTTTGTTTTTTAACTCTGCTAGAAACTGTGGGTCGTAAAGCTCAGGGTCACTTTCTCGTTTAGCCTCCAGCAGGATTGCTAGCGTTAGGTCTGGCGTGTTAGCTACTACCTTCCCGCTGTGGTACACACCGTGGCATCGGTTACACAACGTGAGGTATGCCCTTGGTGTATGTGCTTTCTGTCTGTTTGCTCCTCCAACTAAATGATGTACCTCTAATCGCCTACGCCCGTCTGACTCAGGCCAGTGGCAGACTGCACAACTCCTATGCAAGTCAGCCCAGGCGAACATCTCAGCTCGCTGCTTTTCGTTCACGATAAATGCCTGGTGGATTCGTAACGTAAGTCAACGCTCGCTTTACTGTCGCTACTGTGTCTCCTATTTTTCCTAATCCTGTATTACAACACTTGCAAAGAACTCCTCGAACCTGGTTGCTGTCGTGGCAGTGGTCGATTGCTGCAACTTGTTTAGCACGGGGAGTCCATGAAACTTTTTTCCCACATAAGTCACAACGAACTATCTTCTTGAGTAGCTTTATTTCTTCTGTCGTAACTTTGTATTTTGTTTTGATGTTTCTTATCTTTTGTCTTTCGGCACAGTAAGTTGATTGCCGACTTTTTCTTACACAAACTCTGCACTGCCAGCAAAAACCCCTCACACTTCTGTTGTCTTTATTGAAGCTCGTTCTTGGTTTGTTCTTCTTGCAGGTAGGACACTTCACGGAGCGGCTCCTTCCAGAGCAAACTCCATTGATGGCACAAGACCTTCGTGTAGTTCATCTTCTGTCAGCCGTAACCTTGGGCCATAGCCATAGTCATGCAGGTCACCGGCCTGTATCTCTTCGAGGGTAGCCCAACCGGCGATGCGAGCTTGTTGATTAGGAACATCAACTACGGTTAGCACGTAGTAGTCAGCCCAGTGCTTCTGGTCAGGAAATACAACTAGGTCTGGTGAATGAATCCTAGTGGTCGCTTTGACATCTACTGTGCCAAAGTCACTAGTGAAGTCTTTGCCGTTGTCGCCTTCCGGTCTCAGCTCTTCATCTATTGGCTGACCACATGCAAGGCTTACTGCCACCTCGCCAGCTAATCCAACTAGCCAGGTGCTGTGTTTAGAAAGATGCAATCCAGATGCATAGTTACGCTTCTGGTGCTGACGCTCCTGATCCAGCAAGGCAATCCTTTGCCAATGCTGGGATAGGTCAATCCATTGTGTGGAAACCAAACTCCGTTTAGCCCTTCACCTCCATGAAGTTGCATTACTGTACGCCTGTCCACCATGCGTGTCAAGAAGAAATCAGAGATTGTTAAAAAACTGAAGGCTCCTGACGGCTCCTGACAGTGCCGCATTTCGTGCCGCTTAACTACCAAGTGCGTGCAACACCCTTGTTTTGCAGGAGTTTGCATACTTCTAGTAGGAGTAGAACCTTCTATATATAGACCACTGATTTCTTATTACTTGCAGGTCAGCCTTGGCTTTCAGGAAAGGGAAGCAAGGTGCGCAGGGAGATAGTCCCACCGCATGCTTGCAGTGTGACCCCTGCACTCCCAGCGTACCCTTGGCTTTCGAGGTTTCGGTCGCTTTAGTGCGCCCCCAGTTCACACAGGTCTGGGGCTTGTTGCTTCTTTCGCTGCTGTGTCAGCTTGAGACTAGGCTATCAACTTTCGGGCTTGCCTTTGTGGTCATGTCTCGTCCCTTAACCTCCCGTCACCGAGAGCCTCCGCCTGTCAACCACGCCACCGAACACCGACAGGTCAAACATCCGATGGTAATTAATACGTTTTAATTTTCTTTAATTCAAATTACTTAACAGCAAACATCAGTCCTACATTGGCAAGAGCGTAAGCAAAGTAAGTAACAGCCATCGGCAAGTTGCCCTTGTAGGTTTGCTCAATCGCAACGTACAGGTAAATCAAACCTGTGATTGCAACCAGCGGTACGCTCATCCTGCTGACCTATGTTCTTTAAAGTCTTTAGCAAGCCGACCTACTAGCCGACTGCCAACTCTCCTAAAAATACACGGCAGCAATGAATGAACTACCAAGGCCACTCCCGCCAGTATGCATCGCACACCATGCCAAAAAGCAAAACGAAAGTGTCCCAGGTATGTCATGTTGTTTTTTCTTAAATGTCTTCTGGCTCTTTTAAAAATCTCTGTGTCTCCTCGTGTCACCTGGCCCGTACATAGTGCAAAGGATTCGTGGCAGTGTTGGAGGTTTACCAGTGACTCGCCCACCTTTGCAATCTTCAATGTGTTTGTTTCTAATTTCGTATTTCGCTTGAGCTATTCGCCGCAGCTCCTGCACTGCAAGTTCATTAGCCTCTTCAAAAGAAACAGAGCCATGAGACTCAGCATGAATATCATTAGCTACCTGTAATGTTGTGGTGTCGTAAACGTCCGTGTACTTATTCTCGTTCTCGTATTTCATCGTCCTTGCATTCGTTTCACGGGGGACTTGGGATCAGCAATGCCGTACATGGCATTGCCCATAATTTTTATTTCGGGACTATCTACGTGAATGACAGACCCATCCTTAAAAAGATGAATCACCCACACGGAGTTGATCATTGGCCCATAGTCAATGAGGAATAAGGCATGACCTTCTCCGGCAGGCGTGTTCACATAAATTTCTGGATTGATGCGACTAATCACAACTGCCCCATGTATCTATCATTCGTTTCTGAATTCTTTCTAACTCGGACTCCAACTCTCTTATTCGCCTTGCCATCTCTTCTGGACTGCGAGTGATATGTTGTTTCCTACCGCTTGTTTTTTGCTGCTTACCTGTAACCGGAGTGGGGTCACTTGCCATTCTTCTTGCCTCGTTTGAACCAATTAAAAAATCTTCTTAACAATCCTTTTTTTCTCTCGGGTCTTTCGCCAGGAGGAAACGCATGCTCGATATCAAATCGCTGATGAAACACATGAACTGTTTCCTCCAGTAATGCGTCTTGTCTCTCAACTTGCTGTTCTGAATTTGTCATTTCTTCGCCCTATCTCCTTTCGGTACAAACCTCGTATCCATCCGGTGAGCGTTGGGTTGTTCGCCCCCCACTCCAAATAACTCTCAGGTAGTTCGCTTAACTGCTTGCCTCCATACTTTCCTTTCAACGGATTTCTGTATGTGCCTACACTTCGTCGTCCGTTCTTGGTGATGTCGTGCTGGATGCTTTGCACTTTGCCTGTAGCTTGCCCAGAGGCATTGGCTCGCATGGCTTCAATAAGTTCAGCTTTTGCTCTTCGCTCCGCTTCTTTCCGTGTGAGTTCTGCCAGTTCTTCAGGCGTAAGAGGAGTTTCGGATTGACTACCAATCTCACTAGCAATTCGCCTTTCCTTTGCAGAGAAGTCACAAAACATGTCAGGCGCTGTGATGAGGTTGTGATCCAAGGTGGCATCGGTGCAGTCAACAATTTTGAAATAAGGCTTGTCTGAATTTTTGATACGTTCAATTCTTTGCTCCTTAGTAAGTCCTGGTTTATCAACTGTTCCCGGCAAGCAACGAGTCGCTCTACCAACGCATTGCAGCCAGAAACTTCTGGAGCGTGTCGGTCTTCCAAGGATGAGTGTCGTGGTGCTAGGAACGTCGAAGCCGGTGGCACAGACGATGCAGTTGACAAGCACTTCGATGTCTCCGGCACGGTATGCTGCCAACGTGTCCCTTCGTTCGTCCTCGTCCTGTTTTCCGTGGACGTACTCGGCTTTGATTCCGTAGTTGTTTTTGAGGTAGTGGGCTGCACCCTTGGCTGAGAAGACGCTTGGCGTAAACAAGATTGTCTTGCCCTCCATGTGGCTCTTGGTGATAAGACACAGGCGGTGCAAGTTTGCTTCTTTGTGCAACTCTTGCTGGAGTTCTTTCTGTTTGTAGTCGCCCCCAGAAATCCCAACCTTTGAGAGGTCAAGGTTTTCCAGCATCGCAAGAACAAACTTGTAAGGAGCTGACCACCCATTATCTACACCCCATTGAGTTCCAAGGTTTGCTGTGACGCAGTCGTAAAATTGCATGCCTTCTCCTTCAGCAAAGGTTTACCGTCCATCCGAAATGGTGTGGCAGTGAACCCACATACAAATGCACCCTGGTCTTGAAAGTACTCCAGCATTTCGATGACCTTCTCACTGCATTGCAAATGGGCTTCGTCCACGATTACCATTTCGATATCTTTGAATTTTGTGTAACGCTTGTTGTCTGTCCTCCCTGACAACAGGGTTTGCTTGCAGGCCACTACAACCTTGGCAGGCCATGCGAATTCGCCATCAACGGGCGCAGAGTATTCCGCCATCTCGATGTCAGCGTTTTCACCAACTATCTGCTTAACCTTGTCTGCTGCTTGCCATACCAACTCGCGAAGCGGTGCAATGATCAGCGTCCGCCCTTCAATACGAGAAGCCATCGTGGCGAAGATGACAGTCTTGCCAGCACCAGTGAACACAGCATTGAGCATTGCCTTAAACCCAAGTCGTCTGGCGTTCAAATTTCGCTCTATAATCTCTTCTTGGTAGTCGCGTGGTTTCATTAGTTCTCCAGGTGAAGAAGGCCCTCCGGCCCTGTCAGGAGGTAACAGAGCCGGAGGGTGGCGGCGAGAAGGTCGCGCCTAAAATCGACCGGCAAAGTCGTCCTCAAGGGACTCGGTTTTCTTTTTGCCCCCACCTAGTAATTGCACGTTGCCAACTACTAGCCGCATCTTTTGTCGCTTCTCCCCATCCTTTTCAAAAACATGGGTTTTCATGCGACCCTCCACCAGAATCGGTGTGCCTTTGACCATGTAATCCAGAACCTTGTTCGGGTTCCAGTACTCACAATCAAAGAAAGTTGGGGGTGCGTCTTGCTTGTAACTGTCATTCACAGCTACGGAGAACAGAGCCAAGTTCTTCTCACCTAACTCTTTGACCTGTGCGTCACCTGTCATGTTCCCTGCAATAATTATCTTGTTAAACGATATAGCCATTAAGCCTTGCTCCATTTCTCTGTGTAAAGTTTCTTGCACCTAGTAAATACTTCCTTATCAACTGCTCCTTCTCTTGCCCGAACTTCGACCATGTCGAGGGCTTTCG